CTCGTATCGCACCCAAGTCTCCGAAGCCGGCAACGCCGAGCGGTGAATCGTAACGCTTGAAGATTCTTGATGCCTGGATGATCACAGCTTGTGTGATCGGCTCAGGTACAGATGGCCAACCGTAGACGGCGGTAAGTTGCACCAATGCTTCGGATCCGAAGTTTGCGTTCAAAGTTGGGAACAGATAGTCGCCGACTGCGCGGATGCGTGTGAACGGTACGGTGAGTCCGTCCAAGATTCCGTTGACTGGTTCTAGTTGCCAATCGCTTGGAGTCCAAGTGACATCAAAGTTGCCGTCCGCATTTGTTTGTGTGCTGAGTGTGATCGCAGTTCCAGCGATGTCGTCAATCTCGCACACGAATGAATCGGCTGCGGTGAATACTCTGGTCGTCGCCGATCCGTATTTCCAGAACTGTCGGTTCGCATAACCGTCAATCAAACGTGACGCCGCACCGGCACAGTTGTCAATCAGGTCGTCGTCTTGTGTGTCGGCTGTGCCGATTCGAAGAGCAGCCTTGATCTGGTTGCGTGTCGCATATCCGTTGACGATTGCCATGGTCTTCCTATCTTACTTCACGGTCCGAACGAGTGTACTCGGCGACGAACTTGAACATCTCAATGTCGGCTTCAACATTCGTATCCGATGAGATACGGTTCGGTCGAATATCGTTCACCAACACTTGAACGCCTGTCGGCTTGAACCATCTTGCACCATGCACATGACACTTCCACCAGAACGCCCAGTCCGACCAATAGACCGAAGGGTAGCCACCAGTCCGAGTCCAAATATCTTTCGTGAACCAAGACGTACCCATCACATGATTGCGCATCGGTGCAGTTGCAAACATCTCAGGCGCGGAAGGATTCACCCCACCATGCGACATGAACTTCAAAGTGTTTGCAACGACATCAAAGTCGCCTTCTGGTAGACAACCAAACGCATCAGGATAGAACCTGTCATCCATCGCAAGCGGAGCAACCCAACCTTCACCGACCGTGGCGACCGCAGCGTTGATCATCGCATCACAGGTTCGAGTCCGGCACTCAACAAGTCGACACGGTAAGTCAAGCGCACCACAATCATCGTCAGGATGATAAGCAACCACCACATCGTCAGCCGGTGGATCTAACGCCTGCACCGAATCCCACCAACCTTGAACCTCACTCTTGTACGCAATACCCCACACGAATCCGACAATGGTAATCATCGTTTGCGGTACCACGAATGAGGTGCTCGCATCTCACGAATGTAAGCAGGATATGAATCGTCAATGTCAACTTCCCAAAGATCTTCGCCACGAATAGAACGACCGACTAGATAGTTCTCGGCCATGAACACATCAGGGTTCTCGACCATGAGTTCTTGGTGAGAGAACGATCGCATCTTGTCGGCAGCCCATTGCGGTCCACCCATCCACGACACATGCCAACCCGAATGAATCTGATGCAACTGATGACGCAACGATCTCATAGTTTGCGCATCACCAGTTCGACTACCCCACGGACCCGCGACCATTGTGTGTTCATCAGATAGACGCCAATACGCCGACATCACAAGACGCTTCATCATGTAACCATGCCAACCAGTTCTCAAAGTCTCTATATCTTTCGGCGACCAGATCTCGTCACAGTCCGCGACCGTCACAATGTCTTCGGCTTCTGGCGCGAACTGTCGCAACACGGTGAAGAGATGGTTGCGTTGCTCTGCTTCAGCAGCCCAACTGCGAAGCGAAGTATCTGGTTCATAGATCTCGTAGTGGATTTTGTCGCGCCATTTGTAGAACCTGTCAAGGTCAATGCCATGTGCTTTGGGTTGACCCATGAAAGTTGTTGCCGACTCGACAACGATGATCTTGTCTATGACATCACCGATGTCGGTGAGCCGGCATTCGAGCATGTCGTGTTCTTGATTGAACAGAATGCAGTCAAAGATTCTCATCAGTCCCAACTAAGGCTGATTCGTCGTTGCAGATCCCACTGGCCTGCGTCAAGTCTTGCGTTGCGAAGTTTGAACAACTCCATGTTCGCTCGGAAGCTCTCACGATTCTTGTCAAACAGCGACGGATCCGACAGCAACGTGGACGAGTTGTCGTGATAGACCAGTGCATCAGACTTGACAATCTTCTTGTGCAACCGTGTTGCGCGACGCTCATAGTCGTTGTCTTCAAAGTATGCAGGATGGAATGCTTCGCAGAACAGTCCGACATCTTTGACAACTTCGGATCCGATCCAAGCACAACACCAACCAGGTTCACCCGCTAGATGTATCTCGTCTATGTCTGACTCTTTGTAGAACTTTTCTAGATGTCCGTGTGCGAAGTGTGCATCCGAGTTGAGCAGAATCCAACCTGTTGCGAATGGTGTCATCTTGATTCCAAGGTTCCACGATGTTGCGACACCGAGGTTTGATGGCATGTCCATCACATATCGGTTTTCAATCTTTGTGCTGCGTGGCAGAACCAAACAGTCTTTGGCGATCCGACCGCCGTTGTCAATGATGATCAGATTCTCAACTGGGTAGTCGATTGACTTGATGCACCTTTCAAGAAGGTCGTATCGGTTGAGGACAGGGATGACTATGACCGGCACCATGCGGACAACTCCTTCATTGTTGGCTTCCAATACTGCTCAAATACTTGATCGGCTCCGTACCCTAGGGCATGGGTGATCGCGTCCTGAGAACGGCTCCTAGGCGCGTTATAGGCCGCCTTGAGAGCGTTCACGATGTCAGGCACGTTCGGTGTGAAGAACCATGACTTCTGTGCCGCATCCCACCACGGCTGGCCTTCGACGGTCCAGCCGTCGCCGACGAGTTCAGGTTGTGCTGTGAAGTTTGAGACAATCACTCGACACCCGCAAGCCTGTGCTTCAATGACAGGAATGCCGAAGCCTTCACCCATCGAGCAGGCCAACAGAACATCAGACGCCGTGTACATTGCAGCCATCACATTCTGTGGCAACGAATGACGGTACGCATACTGATCGACAACCTTGTACTTGTCTTTCGATACACCGACCGCATCCAACAATGTCGGCAAACTAATCCCAGCCATCGCACCATCAGGTTCCGTGTACAGATACAGCACAGCATCAGGATGATCCTTAGCGAAGATTGAGAACGCAAGAATGTTCTCAGCCCAAGCCTTCCGCGCAGGTTGCGAACCTTTGTTGGTCGCGACCATAGACACAACGAATCGGTCTTCTTCCCAACCCATGAATTCGCGCCCAGTCATCTTCTGACCGCTCGCCAACGTCACCGACTCGGTCGGTTTGAATACCGGCTCGATTGCGTGTGGAACATACAAGTGTTCAACGCCTGCTGTCTCCAGCATTCGTGAACCGAACTTTGACATTGCGATCGGTCGCACGTTCTCACGCGCACACCAAGCCAACACTTCTGGTGGTGTTGGCTGATGATCAATCGGAACCCATGACGCAATGTTCTTCAAAGTTTTCAACGAGTCAGACTTCAACACCCAAGTGTCGAAGAGTGTGATGAGCAGTGTCGGTGTTGATGGATCTTGGTTCGCCCATTCCATTGTGTGCGCGACAACTACATCGTCGGAGTATGCAGCCAATCCTTGCGGATAGATTTTGAATCCGTTCCAAGTTGATGCCGCGCCTGCAAGGCCGTACATCGCATGGACTGCTACTTGGTGGTCTTCTTTCGCGAGCCTTTGGATGACTTGCGCGGTTTGCTGTCCGTATCCTGTGGCAGCCCAAGGTGCGTTGGAATACCAGACGATTCTGAGTCGGTCGGGATTGGTAGGTCGGACACTTCCAACGAGTGCGCTACGCCCGCTCGGAGCAAACGCTCCGCTAAATACCCTGGCATCTCCACTGGGACGCCCTTCACGATTACGGTTTGCCACATGATCCTCCTAAGAATAGTGCAGATATAGAGAAAGTCCACGGCCAACCCTGCACGAAATGGCCGTGGACTTAATCCTAGTCACAGTCCTTGCGGACTGTCATGTCTTGTTATCGGTTGCGCTAATTAAGCAGCGTTTCCGATGAAGTGTTTGACATGTGATGTTTGTGGCAAGTTACCGTCAACACGCATTGTTGCGCGGAAGGTAATGAGATCAGAGCTGAATGCGAAGTCATCGCTTCGATCCAACTTGATGCCGCCTACCGAGCGAACGAAGTACGAAGGAAGGTGTCCGAAGATTACCGACTTTGCACTTGTTGCTGTGTCTGCCATACCTGGGTTCTCGAATACTGGGTATCCAAGAAGCAAGTCATTTGCGTCTGCGCTAAGTGCTGGTTGGAACACGAAGTTGCCTGCCGTGTCCTTCAATTTGCGCATTGCACCGATTGACTTTGCATTCATCTGGAAGCCTGCACCAGCCAAACGACGACCGGCTGTGTCTACCGAGTAGACCAAGTCAATCAAGTTGTCTGCTGTGAACGCACCCGAAACTGCGGTTCCGCCAGTTACGCCGAGAGCTGAAGCCACGACGATACCTTTTGGTTGGTTTGTTCCTGAGCCAGTTGTCAGTGAAGCGTTAACACGCACACCGAGTTCGTTGCCGGTCTGATCAGCCAAGAAGCGCAAGATGTCCACGCCTGAATCTTCGACCAACTCTCGTGAGAGTTGAACGAGGAACGAGAACTTGTATGCACCCAAAGTGATGAATGAGTTGAATACTGGATCCGATTCTGCGATTGCTGTGCCTTCGCCAACGATTGCCGCTGTCGAGTATTGAGCAAGTGATGGAATCTGAAGGTTTTCGCCTGATGCTGTGTTCAAGACTGTTGAAGTCTGGAGCATTGGACCAACCGTACGAGCAAGCATGATCACTTGGTCATAGAACGATGTTGGAACTGGTGAACCAGTCGAAGTCTTTACAACGTCACGCTTTTCAAACATGTGTGAACGGATCTCGCCTTTTGCCATCGAACGAATTACATCGTTGTCGTTGCGCTCTGCGCGTGGTGCGTCAGCGACAGGACGAACCTGGTCTGCGATCTCGCGTGTTGCTGCATCCAAACGAAGTTCACGGGCCTCATCGGCGCGGAGCTTCTCGATTGTTGCTGTGCGCTCATCAAGTTCTTTGCTGATGCGCTCGTATGTCTGAGTCTCTTCTGCTGACAAGTCACGCTTCTCAGCGGTTGCAACATCAAGAATCTTCTTTGCGGCTTCCCACGCTGTTGCGCGTTGTGCCATTTGTTGTTCAATAAATTGTTTCATGATTACTCCATGATTGGTTGAGTTGTGGTGCGCAGGAAGTTGTGTTCCGATCGTAGCGGTACGCTTACCAATCTCTAGCCGTAGCGGAACGCTTACCGGCAGAAGTAACTCTAGACGATGCCTAGATGTTTTTCAACAGTTCAAGATGCTTGGCCATCAAGTTCACTGACGAAGGAACTTTGGCTGGTTCGGCACGAAGTTTGCTGACCGCACCCGACAACAGATCAGCCGACTCATCTGACAGAGTGCCACCCGCTTCAAGGACTGTGATCGCTTCAGCGAGTTTGTCAACGTCAACACCTGTGCGCTCGGCAAGAATGTCTAGTGAACGAACAGAAGCCGAAGTTGCGGTGTAGGCAGGGAAGCCCGTCACAACCGACACTTCATGCAAACGCACCTGACGCAGTTCACGGCTCATGCCGTCATCCGACCATTTGTCTCCACCAGTCGGAACCGAGAAGCCGAACGACATCGAGTCAACATCGCCACGCTTCATCAACACGGACAGGTCACGGCCAACAGTTGTGTCAGGAAGATCTGCTTCAACGAGCAAACCTTTTGAATCTTCTTGCAATCGCAAAGTCTTTGACCTTGTCGAAGCAAGCAACATTGATGAATCATGATTCATGTACATCTTGATCGGCATGCGACTCTTCAAAGATTTTTTGAATGCACCTTGCGCGATTCGCTCGATGAATGGCAACGGTTCAGAATCAGAGTTGAAGACTGCTGCATAACCTGTGAATGACATTCCGTCACCTGTTGGTCCTTCGCGTAGTTCGAAGTCGTTGATCTGAATGCGGCGTGTCTCTAATGATTCGCTCATGCCGTCAATCATAACAACATTCACGGGCAGAGTTCTAGAGGAGCGCGGATGATCTTTTGGAAGCAGATCGTTGTCGGTGATGTACTTCGGATTCTGTGGGCGGCCGTTACGAAGAAGATACAAGTATGCGTTCACCCGCGCATACGCCCACTGATTCCGACTAACACCTGGACGATGCGAAGTCGAGTACGCACCGGCACCGCGACGGAACACGGTGCGCAACATGCCCACAGTTGCCCGCTTCCAAGACGGATCCGCACCATCAAGTTTGTCGTTGTGTTCAGTGACCTTGTTCTTCAAACCGTCTTCAATCGCTTGAGTCAACTCGATAGTGCCAGACCCAGCAGGAGCCTTCGCTGAACCTTTCGGATTCTTGTCCGAACCTGTGATCTGATCCTTCGGCGGAGCTGGTGCGCGTTCAGATTTGATTGCCTCAGACTTTGACTCGAACCAGTTTCTTGCTGGCTGAGGATTCAACGGATTGATTCCCCACAGATAATGCGCAACCGCACCAGCACCAGGGAACTCGTCGTTGCTTGCGTCAGAGTTCTTTGGTGCTTGAAGATCTACTGCGTGTCTTTGCGCCCACGCATTCGCTCGCACAACTTTGTCTTCGCTGACTTGACCTCGTGCCAAGTCTCGTGCCTCACGAACGGTTCGATCGACCA